TAATCGGAAAAACGCCAAAGAAGGTCTTAATAGGAGCAGTAACTTTTACAGGAAATCTGATTAGGTCAATTGCGATTAGTCTATCTGGAGCACTTACATTTATCGGGAATCTGGTTTCGTCAAGTGGGAATAAGGTTTTCTTGGTTGGGGCATTAATATTTTCAGGAGGAATTAGCAAAACATCGAAAAAAGTTTTATCGGGTATTTTGACAATGGCCGGCTCGATTACAAAAGGCATGAAACAAAATCTTATCGGAGCACTTACATTTGTCGGTAATATTGTTAAACTGCCGAAAAAAGTCTTATTGGGAACAATATCATTTATTGGTAATTTAATAAAATTAACACCTATTAATTTATCAGGAACAATAACATTTATTGGAAACATAATTAAATCAATTCCAATTAATCTGGTTGGAGCAATTACTTTTACGAGTAGTCTTATTAAATCAATCGCGATTAGCTTATCTGGAGCAGTAACTTTTATTGGTAATATGGCGAGCTCTTTTAAACAATTTATATCATTGACTGGAGCAATTACTTTTATAGGAAATGTTGGTAAAACGCCAAAGAAAGTCTTATCGGGTGCAGTAACTTTTACGGGAAATCTGATTAGGTCAATTGCGATTAGCTTATCTGGAACATTAACATTGGTCGACTTACTTACAAAAGGAATGAAACAAAGTTTAACCGGAGCATTAACATTTGCCGGTGCATTGATTGCTTCATTTGGAAATATAGTCGTATTGGTTGGAACATTAAGTTTTACAGGTGAAATTAGTAAAACACCAAAGAAAGTATTAATCGGGGCATTAACTTTTGCAAGTTCAATGACAAAAAAGATATCTAAAATTTTAAGTGGTAGTTTAAGTTTTATTGGAACATTTGTAACTTGGGTCAAACATATATTTACAACGGCAGAATTGTCAATAAAAGCTAATCAATCAAATTTATCAATAGAAGATAATAATTCAATTTTGAGCATAAAATGTAATCAAAGTATTTTATTAGTGAGGGATTAAAAAATGGCAACAAATTATATAATTGGAGATACAATTCGATTGCAAGCAACTATAAAAAATTTCGCAGGAACAGAAGTAGCTCCTGCAAGTATAACAGTATCAGTTTATCAATTAGACGAAACTGCTCTTTTAAGTGCAGGAGTTCCAACATTGACAGGTGGAACAACAGCACAATATTATTATGATTGGACAGTGAGCACTGGCTTGACTAAAGATGAACAATTAGCAGTAGTTTGGTCATGGAGTGGACCACATAAGAAAAAGACATTATTCAACATTATTCCTATAATGTAAAGGAGAGAAAATATGACAGTAACAGGAAATTATATTATTCCAACTGATGTAGACAATTGGAAAGCTGATACTACACAAACGGAAATGCAAGAAACTATTGACCGGGTCGAAGAAATGATTGAAAAGATAACTAAAAATTATTTCTATGTTAAAACTTTTCATGAATTTCTTGATGGGAATGGGAAAACTCAAATATTTCCATTCATATCAAAAAAGATACTTTCGGTCAATAAAATGGTTATTGCTGATATCGAAATTGATGTGCTAGATTTTACTTCCACTAATATTAGTGGAACTTCTGGAGAATCTACTGTTACGATAACTCAAGCAGATATTACGGCAAATTATTATCAGAATAATTATATAGGAATTTATGATAATTCCGCAACAGAACATTACTGGGGAAGTAGAATAATAAGTCATACAGCAACTTCGAGTGGAGATGTTGTTTATACTTTAGCTGATAGTTTGCCAATGACATTGACTACAAGCGATACTGTTGACGTAATTTATAATTGGGATTGGAATAATAATTCAATCTATCGAAATCCAATACTAACTAGTCATGAACCAGGAGATTTGATGGAACCTTATGAATTTTTCACTGACCATATTTTTTCAAGAGGAAAAAGAAATATTGAAGTTTGGGGAAGTATGGGATACAGAAGTTGTCCGAAACAGATTAAACAAGCGGCAATCATATTAGCAAGATACGAAAACGATTCGACCGTATATGATGCTTATAATTATGGAATGAAATCGGAAAAACTTGGAGATTATTCATATACTAAATTTGATTCTAAAAATAGTAAAACATTAACTGGAGTTCCGAAAGCTGACCAGTTATTATCTAAATATATAAATAAAAAACCCATTCTAGGAGTTGGATAATAATGAAAAATCTTTTTAATGCTAAAATTGATTTTCAAGAATCTACTGAAACAAAAGATGCTTATGGAACAGCCACAACAACTTGGGCAGATGTTTCAGGGCTTACAGATATTCCATGTAGAATAAATTGGCTTCACGGGATGGCAAAAGGGGAATCTATTGTTAATAATAAGATTACTTGGTTAAGGGATTCTAAAGTTTATTGTGGTTATTATTCGAATATTGCTGCTAAAATGAGAGTAGTTTATAACAGTAAAAATTACGATATAGTAGATTTCGGGGATGTCGACGAAGCGAACAATCACATGATGATAATGCTGAAAAAGGAAGATGATTAAATGCCAGTAAATTACAAATGGTATGGAGCACAATTCAAGATGGTAGTTGATGCGGCTGCTTTAGCGGCATTAAAAGAGGCTTGTATTTTAGTTCAAGATACTGCTAAATTGAGTATTGGACAAGTTCCTCCTCCTTCACCACCAGGACATGCCCCAGCTGCGCCTACAGGAACTTTGAAAGCAAGAATCACTCATAAAATTGATTCAGCAAACATGACAGGAAAAGTTGGGACAAATCTTGAATATGCTCGTAGATTAGAACTCGGTTTCGTGGGAACTGATTCTATTGGGAGAAGATATAATCAAGCCCCGAGACCTTATTTGAGGCCAGCATTGGAAGTAAATAGAGCAATTATCAAAAAACTCTTCGGAGTAAAATAAAGGAGTAAAAATGGCTATTAAACCTATTAAGATTATAACAGGAATGTATTGTTGGGATACTAAAATCTATGAAGGAGACAAGGATATCACAGAAGAGATTGGTTCTATTTTTGGAGTCGATATTAAATTAAGAGTCGACAAGCTTCCAGAAATGATAATTCATAGACATAATACAAAAATTAATTATGAAAGTAAGGCTGGTCACAATATAACAATCATCAATTATGAACCCAAACAGATAGACGATAATATAGCCGAAGATACTAATTATGACAATGTAAAAGAAGGACGACATTATATTAAAAAAAAGAAAAATAAAAAAGGAGAAACATGGAAGAAAAATTTGTAAAAAATCTGAATAGTATTTTTATCTTAGGAGGAGGGGTATCATTACCTCGATGTCCAGTTAAAAAACCAGAAAACGTAGAATATTGGGGTTGCAATAGTACTTACAGAGAAAGGGATTTGGACAGATTATTCATTATGCATAATCCTTATGTTACGCAGTTTAGAAGAGATAAAGAATTAATGAAAAACATTAACGAAAAAGATTTCCCAGTTTACACATTAGGTGAATATCCTGAAATAAAAAATAACATTAAATATCCGATTGATAAAGTTATTCAAAATTTTGATATAGCATTTTTCTTAACTAACATTTCTTATATGATTGCGTTAGCTGTTATGCAAGAACCTAAAAATATCCATTTATTTGGAGTTGATTTAAGTTTTGGAGCCGCTAATGAATATATGAGAAATGAGAAAGGTTGCATTGAATTTTGGCTTGGGATAACAACAGGAAAGAAAATAAAATTTCATTTACCTCAACAGTCAACTTTATTGAAAAGAATGAATAGAAATAATTTTTACGGAATGACTGTGGAACGTCATGACAAAACTAGTACGATTCAACTATCCCCAAAATATTGGCAAAATAGAGTAAAGTGTGCCGAGAAATATACAATTGTTAGACATGCAAGTAGATTCTAGATATAAGGGTAAGGAAAAAATAAGGAGAAAAAATGATAAAAAATACAAAGAAAGCTGTGGAGTTAGCTGAAAAAGAACTCCGAAAAGAAGAAGAAGAAAAACAGATAAAATTAATTAAAGAAGTTATCAGACAAACATTAGAGAAAATCAAGAATAAGGAAAAAGAACGTGTTCAATTAAGCAAAGAAATAAAAACATTAAAACAAGACATGGATAATATTAGAGCAGGCAGACTTGATTTGATTGCTGAACGACAAGAAAAAGATGAAGAAGCTAAAAGAACTTCAATAATTAAAGTAATCAAAGAAATACATCATCATCACTATGACCGTTGGTATGAGCCATATAAAATAATCTGGAATGACCCGCCTGTGTGTATCCCATCAATTTGGACATACGACACAACTGATGCTCACTGTGATTCATTTACAACATTTGCTTCTGATGATACTGGCTTAGACACAACGAATGCAGTAAGTTACATCAATTGTGGTTCAGTGAAAGAGGCATTTGCGGGAACATATTTATTAAATAGTGGAGATTGTGTGACTTTAACTTAAAAAAATATTCCTTACCCTTATATTGAATTTAAGTAGAGTTTAACAATATCGAGTGTGTTTTAATATAAATATACCAACCATGTCAGGGAAACGCATTTAAACATGGTTTAAACAAGGATTTCAACGGGTTTACAAGACTGATTCAAGTAAAATATAGATTTTGAAAAAAAGAAGGTAATTTATGGATAATTTATTCAAAGGAATATATGCGGAATTTACAGGCTCGACAGGAACAGGTTCATTATACGTAGCTTTAGATGGTGGCTTATATAACACAGAAGCTCCACAAGACACGGATTATCCTTATGCGATATTCTATTTGATAAGTGATATACCTCATTGGACATTTAATGGCACCATGGAAAATAGCTTAATACAGTTCACTATTTATGATGATAATGCAAGTGTGGAAAATGTTTGTAGTTTATTTGAAAAACTTAAAACATTATATGATTTTACGACACTTACAATGACAGATTATAATTCAATATATTTTAAAAGGGAATTTTCTTCCCTTACAAAAAGTTCAGATGTTTGGCAATACGTTTGTCAATACAGAATAGAAATTGAAAAAAAATAAAAGGAGAAAAAATGGTAAAAGAATTTGTTAAAGGATTAGATGAAATTGTTATATTAGCTCAAGGTCCGAGTTGGTATCAATGTCCCAAAGAAGTAAATAAAAAGATTGAGGTTTGGGGCTCAAATTCTATCTATCGAGATTATCCGAAATTAAATAGATTATTTTTTGGTCATGACATTAGAGGAAATATTTTTGATGATGACATGGATTTAGTCGCGAATGTAAACAAATTGGGAGTTCCAGTTTATACATCAGGTAGTTTTAAAGTTTTAAAAAATAGCATACTAATTCCAATATTGGAAATCATGGAAGAATTTCATGTAGGTTTTTTTCTTAATGTTATTGCTTATATGATTGCTCTTGCTGCTATGCAAGACCCTAAAAAAATATCATTATACGGAGTAGACATGAGACCTGATGCTGGAGGAGAAACATTTGGAAATGAAAAAGGTAGTGTCGAATTTTGGTGTGGCGTAGCGATGGGCAGAGGAAGCAAAATTAAAAATACAAAAGAATCTTATGTTTTAAAAACTAGACAAGAAGGCCATTTTCCTAATTTCATAAAAAAAGTTGAACAAAAAGGAGTTTATTCTTTAGTTCCTCAAGCAGAAAGAAATCTACATGCATTACAAAATTATTCAATTTTACCAATAGGTGAAGAAATTTAAGAAGAAAGAGGTGATTATATATGAGTGCGATATCAGGAAGATATGGAAGCGTAACTTTTTCAGGTGGTGAAACTTTACTTAAAAGTTGGTCTTTAAGTTACACAGCAGATTTATACGACTCAACGAATTTTGACGATTCCACAGGAGGAAAATCTTATGTATCCGGTTTTACGGGTTGGAGTGGAAGCTTCGAAGGTTTTTATTCGACTGGAAATACAGCCGTTCCTGGTTCAACAGGAACTGTAACTTTAAAAAGTTCAACAGGGACTTCTGGACTTTGGACAGGAAGTGCAATAATAACTGGCATGGACATTAATACAGCAGTGGATGGATTGGTAACACAATCTTACACTTTCCAAGGGACAGGAGCTTTAGCAACTAGTACATAAAAAAAGAGGTGATTATACATGAGTGCATTATCAGGGGAAAATGGAGCTGTTTATTATAACGAAGAATTAACAGATACAGCAACAACTGGAAATATATATTTTAGTACTGGGAAAACAATTACCTCTTCGGGGAATTCTATCAATTTTGAAACTGAAGGTTATGAAGCTGGGATGCTAATTACAGTTTCTGGGTGTACTACTTCAACTGGGAATAATAGAATATTTACAATAGCGACCGTTTCTAGTGGAATTATGACAGTAAGTGAAGCGGTAATAGCAGCAGCTCCTGAAGCGGCTGCAGTTGTGTTTACCGAAGCTGAACCTGGAATTGAAGTATGTGGATTTTATAACTGGACTTTGAATACTACTGTTAACTTATTGGACTCAACTCAATTTTGTGATTCTACTGGAGGAAGAAGTTATGTCGCAGGAGTGACAGATTGGACAGTAAAAGCAGATAAACATTTTTTAACTTCTGGGAATGTTGTTGATAGTTGGTTAGGAGAAACTTGTGAAATAAGATTATTTATTAATTATGTCGCAACTCCATCAACTGGTAGTCCTTCTCAATTCTGGGATGGAGATACTATAGTGACGGGATTAGACCACAATACTCCAGTTGACGCTTTAGTAGACCAAAGTCTTACTTTTCAGGGAGATAAAGCTTTAATGCTAAAGACACAGACTCAGGCTTGGAATTTAGGAATTAGTACATAAATAAAAGGAGAAAAGTAATGGAAGATAAATTAGAAAATATCACTAAAAGTGGAATGTCTTTAAATATTAAAGGGAAAGAATATTACTTAGACGTTTTAACAATCAGAGATTTGGCAGACTTTAGGCAATATATAAAAGGAGAAAAGATTAAACTAATACAAAATATTGTCAAAGAATCTTCAGAAAGATTGCAATTAATTAGTCAAATAATTAATTCTTCAGTCAATGAATCAGTAGAAATGTCAACAATGGATGGGGTATGTTATTTGTTATGGAAATCATTAAGTAAAAAACAAAAAGATTTAACTTTAAAAGAAGTAGACGATATGATTGACTTAACTAATATTGACGAAGTATCTCTTATATTGACTCAACTTGGAGGCAAAATAAAGCCCCCTTTTCCGGTCAGAACAAAGAAGAAAAAATAAGTTGGCATGAAGCTTTTGCTCTTTTAAGTAGATATTATAATTTTAATCCAGATACGATTAGTGATTTAAGCACATATCAATTTCAGTCATATTTGAATGATATTTCAGTATTAGAAGCAATATTTCATGGCAAAAAGCCTGAACCAGAAAAAATTGATGACAATGAATTATTAATAAAAAGGGCTCAGGCTTTGGGTTTAAAAGTTCCGAAAAAAATATTAGGTGATGATTAAATGGCAACATTAGGAGAGGCATGGGTAAACATAGGAGCCAATACAGCTCCATTA